AGACCTGCACTTCAACAAGCAGTTGAGTCTAATGTAGCGGAACTAGAAGAAGCTACGTTTGGGCGTGGTAAGTGGTTTGACGTTAGTGACAACTTTGGAGACACTAATAAACAAGACGTACAGTTTCTTCGTAACAAACTTACAGAAGACTTTGAAGACTGTATGGTACGTAAAGCAGTAGCTGAATGTCTTATTAACTCAGCGGTGTTTGGCACAGGTATCGGTGAGATTGTCATCGAAGAAATGAAAGAAATGGCTCCTGCTACTCAACCCGTTATGGGAGGAGATTTACAAGCAGTAGGAGTAAACATTACAGACCGCGTCAAAGTAAAACTTAAGCCTATACTACCACAAAACTTTTTGATTGATCCTGTAGCTACGTCTGTAGAAGACGCTTTAGGAGTGTCTATTGATGAATTTGTAAGCCGACATCAAGTAGAGCTTTTGCAAGAACAAGGCGTATATCGAGATACTTATGTTAGTTCTGCTGCTCCTGATACTGACCTAGAGCCTGACCAAGACATTACTATTTACAACGACGATAAAGTACGTCTTACTAAGTATTATGGTTTAGTTCCACGAGAGCTTCTAAATGAGGCTCTAAGCGAAAATGACGAAGAAGCAGTACCTGAAGAGGGGCCTGACTCAAAGTACGTAGAAGCCGTTGTAGTGATCGCTAACGGTGGTATCTTATTAAAAGCAGAAGCTAACCCTTACATGATGATGGATCGTCCTGTTGTTGCGTTTCCTTGGGACGTAGTACCCGGACGTTTTTGGGGCCGTGGAGTTTGTGAGAAGGGCTACAACAGTCAAAAAGCGCTTGACACAGAGTTGCGAGCCAGAATCGACGCACTAAGCCTTACTATTCACCCAATGATGGCTATTGACGCAACTAGATTACCACGCGGTGCAAAGCCTGAAGTACGTCCCGGCAAAATGGTCTTAACTAATGGAGATCCTCGTGAAGTACTCCAACCATTTAATTTTGGTCAAGTTAATCAAATTACTTTTGCTCAAGCAGGAGCACTGCAGCAGATGGTACAGCAAGCAACGGGAGCAGTGGACTCAGCAGGAATTGCTGGTAGCGTTAACGGCGAGGCTACTGCCGCTGGCATTAGTATGTCTCTTGGCGCTCTTATTAAACGTCACAAGCGGACACTAATTAACTTCCAGCAGTCGTTTCTAATTCCTTTTGTTAAAAAAGCAGCTTATCGTTACATGCAGTTTGATCCTGAAAACTACCCTGTATCTGACTATAAGTTTAGCGCAAGCAGCACATTAGGTATTATTGCTAGAGAGTATGAAGTAACCCAGCTTGTGCAATTGTTGCAAACCATGGACCGACAGTCACCATTGTACAACACCTTGATCCAAAGTATCATTGACAACATGAACTTGTCTAACCGTGAAGAACTATTAGCAGCAATGGCTCAAGCAATGCAGCCTAACCCACAGCAACAACAAATGGCTCAGGCAGCACAACAAGCACAACTACAGTTCCAGCAATCACAGACAGCGGCTTTGGCAGCACAAGCGCAAGAGTCACAAGCTAGAGCTACCAAGTTGGTTGCAGAGGCTCAGGCAGTACCACAAGAACTAGAAATTGACAAAATAAATGCTGTTACCCGAAACCTTCGTGAAGGTGACGCTGAAGACAAAGAGTTTGAACGCCGCATGAGAGTGGCCGATACTCTCCTCAAAGAAAAGCAGATAGAAGGTAGAACCAATGTTAATAACCGAGAAAGAAATGCAAAACCTGATAGACCAGATCAACCACAAGTTCAGCGACCAGTTCGCCCGGTTGGACCAGTTGGAACGCAAGGTGGAGGAACTCAGTAATGGCAAAAGCCAAGGACCCAAAACTGGCACGAGCAGGAGTAAGCGGGTACAACAAACCAAAGCGAACGCCTAATCATCCAACCAAAAAGTTTGTAGTAGTAGCCAAAGAAGGCGACAAAACTAAAACAATTCGTTATGGCGATAAAAAAATGACGATTAAAAAAGACCAACCCGCACGTCGTAAGTCTTTTAGAGCGCGTCACAAGTGTGACACTAACCCACCCAGTAAGCTGACAGCTAGATACTGGTCATGTAAAAATTGGTGATACTATGGTTAAAGGTGTAAAACATTACAAACGTGACGGCACTGAGTTTAAAGGTGCTACACATAAGATGCCTGACGGATCGCTCCACTCAGGTAAAACTCACGGAAAAATGTCTGTAAAACTTTTCCATTTTGAAGACTTGTCAAAGACAGCAAAGGAGAAAGCTATGCCCGGTTACAAGATGAACAAAGCAATGAAGCCCGCTAAAAAGAAAAAGAAAACAGCACCTGCACGACGAACTAGCGGCCAAGGCGGTCGTCGAGTAAGGACACGGTCGTACTAATGCCTAAAGCAAAAGGTAAAAAATACAGCGCGGCACAAAAAAAGATAGCCCGTGTAGCTCCTCCAAGGAACAAAATCACGGGCGCAGACTTTAGGGAGTTAGGTAAACGTGGCAAAGGCAAAAAGTAAATCTAAAAGTACTATACCTAAGAATGTAAAGAATAAAGCGCTTTACTCAAGAGTTAAATCTGAGGCCAAGCGAAAATTTGATGTTTTTCCGTCGGCTTACGCAAGCTCTTGGATAGTTAGAACCTATAAGAAACGCGGTGGCACCTATGCCTAGGAAGCGTCAAACAGGAGGAGCTAGTCGCCCTAAAAAAGGTTTAACCAAATGGTTTGCTGAAGAATGGGTTGACGTTAAAACAGGTAAGAAGTGTGGACGAAGTGGTAAAGAAAAAAAGACACGTCCGTACCCCTCTTGTCGTCCTAAGGCTGTTGCAGCTAAGATGACCAAAGCTGAAAAAGCTTCTTCTGCTAGACGTAAGACTGGCCCAAAGGCAATCAAACACGCAGTCACAGCTTCTGGTAGACGTAGAAGTTCTACAAGAAAAGCTTGACATTTTTTAAAAAGTGTGTTATAATAAAACTATAGTTAACAACATTAGAGGAAACTATGACTACTGAGCTTGAAACCTACTTCGACAACTACAACGAACTCTTCAATCACGAAGGTTTCAAACAACTCTTACAAGAGTTATCCAACAATGCACAACAACTTGCTGACATTCAGTCAGTTAAAGACACAGAAGAACTTTTCTTTCGTAAAGGCCAAGTTGCTGCTTTCGCTACTGTAATTAACCTTCAGGGTACTATAGAAGCGGCTAGAGAGCAAGCAGAAGCCGAAGAAGAAGAACCTGTAGATGTTTAAAATTTATGACTTCCGTTGTACTAACGGACATGTTTTTGAAGAAATGGTAGAGTCTGACGTTACAACCAGTAGGTGCGGTTGTGGCGCTAACGCTACTCGTATGGTATCTGCCCCGTCTTTTCACCTTGATGGTTCTACTGGGGACTTTCCCGGTCAGCACATGAAATGGGTACGAGAACACGAAAAAGCAGGTAGAAAAAAATCTCCACAATGATTATAATCACGGAGTTTAATTATGTCTAGAGCAACGATTCTAGATCCCCGTCCTGAAGAGGAAAACGCGGATCAAATCGAACAAAGCGAAGTTAACGAGATTCAACAAGAAGTTGAGCAACCTCAGCCAGAAGAACCCAGCTTGCCAGAAAAGTACCAAGGTAAGTCTTTAGAAGAAGTTGTACAGATGCACCAAGAAGCTGAAAAGCTACTGGGTCGTCAGTCTTCTGAAGTAGGCGAACTTCGTAAAGTTGTGGATGACTACATCAGTACTCAAACACAACCTACAGCACCTCAACAGCAACACGTTGAGCCTGAAGACGATATTGACTACTTTACAGATCCTCAAGCAGCCGTCAATCGTGCTATTGAGAATCACCCTAAGATTAGAGAAGCGCAGCAGTACACTCAAGAGTACAAAAAACAATCGTCACTAGCTACGCTTCAAGCCAAGCATCCAGATATGCAAGAGATCCTTAGCGATCCTAAGTTTGCGGAATGGATCAAAGCGTCTAAAATTAGAACTCAGTTGTTTGTAGCAGCTGACCAGCAGTACGATGCTGATTCTGCGGACGAACTCTTCTCACTCTGGAAAGAACGGAAGACAGTAGCCCAGCAGACTGCCCAAGTTGAAAAACAGGCACGTAAGCAAACACTCAAGGCAGCTAACACAGGCAATGCACGAGGCACTGGAGAGGGTTCACGTAAAAAGGTATATCGCAGGTCCGACATTATTAAACTAATGAAAACAGACCCTGAGCGTTACCAAGCATTGTCAGACGAAATACTACAAGCTTACGCGGAGGGTCGAGTCAAATAATCTAAAGGAGATTAATCATGGCTAACGAAACTTCCGGTGCCTACTTTACAGCCAACGCTGTAGTAGACAAGACAGCAGCAGGTACGTTTATTCCAGAAATCTGGAGTGATGAGATCATTGCTGCATATCAAAAAAACCTTAAGATGGCTCCTCTTGTCAAGCGCATTCAAATGACAGGCAAGAAAGGCGACGTAATTCACATTCCTAAGCCTACTCGTGGTTCAGCCTCTGTAAAGTCAGAAGCAACTGCAGTAACTATTCAAGCAAACCTTGAGTCAGAACTGCAAGTCAGTGTAAACCGTCACTTTGAGTACTCACGTCTCATTGAAGACATTGTAGAAGTACAGGCTCTTAACAGCCTCCGTCAGTTCTATACTGAAGATGCGGGTTACGCACTTTCAGTACAAGTTGACAACGATCTTCACGCTGCAGCTACTGGTTTTGGTAATGGTGGTGCTGTAGTATTTAGTCCAGCAGCAACTGACTATCAACACACAGGCTGTTTCTTTAATGACAACGGTACTACTACACAATATACTGACGACACTCTTGTAGCGGCTGACGTGTTTACTGATGCGTTTTTCCGCGACATGATTCAGAAAATGGATGATAACAACGTGCCTATGGACGGTCGTTCATTAATCATTCCTCCTTCGGTTCGTAACACCATTATGGGCATCGACCGATACGTGTCTTCTGACTTTGTGACAGGACAAGTTGTTAACTCTGGCCTAATCGGTAACTTGTACGGCGTAGACATTTATGTCTCAGCTAACTGCCGAACTATCGAAGCAGCTGCTGATAACACAGCATCTTCTGTTGACACTAGAGCAGCACTTCTATTCCACTCTGATGCTATTGTTATGGCAGAACAGTTAGGAGTTCGTTCTCAGACGCAGTACAAGCAAGAGTACCTCTCTACTCTGTATACTGCTGACACCCTGTACGGTGTTCAGGTATATCGTCCTGAAGCTGGTTTTGTTCTTGCAGTGCCTTCTGCATAAGAACAACCCAAGGGGTCAGCAATGGCCCCTTTTCTTTTCTTCTCCTTCTTTTCTGCAATAGGACTTTCCGATGTCGAACTACACTAAGACTACAGATTTTGAAGCTAAGGACTCGTTACCTACAGGCGACTCAGGAAAGATCATCCGTGGCGCTGAATTTGAAACTGAGTTCGATGCAATCTCCACAGCTATTGCAACCAAAGCTGACACAGCAGGGCCTACGTTTACCGGAACCCTGACCTTTGAAACTATCTCCGATGGCACTATTAACGTCACAGCCTTTGTCGATGAAGACAACATGGCTTCTAACAGCGCAACTCTTATTCCTACACAGCAGTCCGTAAAAGCATATGTTGACTCACAACTCACGGCACAAGATTTAGATTTTCAAGCTGACTCTGGCGGCGCATTAAGCATTGACCTAGACAGCGAAACACTAACTTTCACAGGCGGTACGGGTATTGATACGTCTGGCTCAGGTAATGCCGTTACCTTTGCTATTGACTCTACCGTTGCCACACTAACTGGTACACAAACACTAACTAACAAAACGCTTACGTCTCCTGACGTAAACACTCCAGACATTGATGGTGGCACGATTGATAACACGGTTATCGGTGGTTCTACTGCAGCGGCTGGTTCATTTACTACTGTTTCTGCTACAGGCAACATTACGGTAGGTGGCACTGTAGACGCTCCTC